CCAGGGTCCGGAGCCATTCTTCCGGGCTCTCTCCGACGTCTTCGCCGCCCTCTTTCAGCATCAGCCAGCAGAGATTTTCCACCGGCTCAAAGCTCACTGTCTCCGGGTCCGCCTGGTAGGACTTCTGGAACTTCTGAAGGTCCATGATCAGGTCTTTCCCGAAGTGAAAACGATATAAACGAGGGATCAGTGCATTTGCCACTGCTTTGACCTGCTTGCCCTCAAGGTCGAGCATCTTGTGCATTTATAAGCCTCCTGTGAGCCTCTCAGCGCCGTTCTGACGCGTTTTTCTGTTGTGGTCGATATATTTATCCACCGATAAAAAAATAAAGGGGACAGCGCCTTTTATGCCGTCCCCTGGGTGTTATGCGGTCGGTGCGTACACGGTGCTGAACCAGTTTGTTGCCGTGCTGGTCGCTGTGGTCGGAGTCGACTTGCTTCTGATCAGGTCGAGCTGTGCGCTTGCACCGGTTACCAGCGGCAGTGCCTCGAAATCGAAGGAGCTGGTGAACGGTGTCACGCTGTCCTCGGTTGTGGCCGGGCTGCTGGTCGGCTTGCTGGTCGGAATACAGCGATAGAAGCAGTTGAGCTCCTTCTTGTCGTCGGTCTCGACCTGGAAGAGCAGCGCGATCGGCTTCGGCTGCACGCCGGACTTCTCCAGCAGCACGCCGTTGCTGTCGATGGTCATGCCCCAGACGTCGGTCAGCATCTTGTCAGGGATCTGTGCCACGTTGACGGTGCCGGTGTAGCCATTGTTTGCGATGCTCTTGTAATAAGCGATATTGTCCGCATAAAAGGTGTTGCTGCTGCCGTTGTCACTGATGTCCATGCTCACGGCGCCGGGGATGGCCACGGGGGTCGCCCAGGCATTGCTGGATCCTTCAGTCAGGACGGAGTAGTACAGCTTTGAAAGTCCAAAACGGACCTTGCCATTGTCTGCCATTAGATCACCTCAAATGTGTAGGCCGTCATCCATGCCCGCTCATCCGGCAGGTAGGCGCTGGCCTTTGTAAAGTAAAGATCGTTGTTTGTGAGTGCTGCCTCGACGAGTGCCTCCGAGTCCGGGTCCTTGAACTTGCTATAAAGTTCGACCTGGACCGAAGTCGTCGGCAGGTAGTTCTTGTTGTCAGCTCCGAAGCCTTCGCCATCCGGGAAAAGATAGCAGATGAACGGCAGCGCCGGTGCCTGCTCTTCCGGGAAGGCATAATAGGCGACCTTGCCGGTAAAGCCTTCGATGCTGTTCAGCATCGTGGCGATGTCTGCTCTTTTTGCTCTGCTCATGATCTCATCTCCTTTTGCAGGTTCGGAACGATGTTCTGCTCGGCGTAGTCTTCGCCGTCTTTGAAATGCTCATAGCCTTTAACCTGTCCCAGCTTCCGGCCGCCTCTGACGATTGCGTGGCCATGCTCCAGCAGGTGAGCCACTCGGTAGTGGTCGCCGGCTGTGACGTAGGCCGTGCCGCCGTTGCGCTGGATCTTTCTGGCCGGGATCGCTTTGATGTCGTTGGCGTAGTTGGCACCGAAGTGCTGCGCTTTAGCCTTGACGACGTCAGCGGCCTGCTCTGCGGTCTCGTTGATGGCTGCCAGCAGCGCCTCTTCTGTGGCGCCTTGGAAGTCCTTGAGCCGCTGCGCTATTGCTGCAGCCAGGTTGTCCGGTTTCACTTTGTCGCTCATTGCTATTTCTCCGGTGGCGGGTCCTTCGTGCCGGCCTGCCTCTCGACGTAGAGCGTGAGCTCGTCGTTCCGACCTCTGTAGGTCCGGTAGACTGAAAAACGCGGCCAGTTGTCGCCCTCCTGGATCGCGAGGACCTGCTCGCCCTGGTAGTCAGGGCCGAACATGGTGATCTCGTACTCCGGGTTGAGGCCTTTTTGCCCGGCTGCGTTCCACTCCGCTCTGGTGATGCTGTTGACTGCTGCGAAGACTTCGCGCGGGGTCTCTGTAGTGGTCAGCTGCAGCAGGTCGTCGGTGGCATAAGTTAAACTTATTAGTTTGATGACCGTCGACCTATCCATTGCAGCTTGCACCTCCCCAGCTCGTGAAGCCCGTCATGGTCTTCAGCTGCGCCAGCTTCTCGTGGTAGATGCTCTCCCAGCGGTCTGCCTGGTCATTCTCGCCAAACTGCCATTTGCAGAAGGCGATGACCGCGCTCTGGATCTGGCTGCTGTTGGCGTCGTAGATCACGCCGAGGCCTTCCATCTCCTCCTGGCAGGCAGCGATCAGCATCTCGATCTCATTGTCGAAGGCTGTGGTGGTTATTCTGAGTGCGAGCTTGACTAAACTAAGCATTGAACTATCCTCACTTTGTGGGCTCTTGAATGTTGGACTCGTATAGCTGCCGGTCCACGATGACCTGGCCGACGTGGCCGCACTGGATCTCCGGGTCTGCCCAGACCTTGAAGCCGTACTTCTTGGCTCTGCTGCAGAAGCTCAGATCCTCTCCAAAGCCGATCAGCGGCGTGAACCACTGCCCGCCCTCGTTGAGGCCGATCTCCAGGAGCACGTCCTTCTTGATCATGCAGCAGCCCATGCCCACGGCATCGAGCTCGAAGGGTCCATCCTTCGGGTAGTTGTCGTAGCCTTCCCACGAGCTGTCTGCGCCGTCGATGTTCAGCGTCTTGAAGAGCACCGGCGTGAATGGCAGCCGCCTCCGGTAATAAACGCCGGAGACGATGTCCTTGCCGGCCTCCATGTGCCGGAGCATCTTCGGGATCAGGTCCTGCGGGAAGATCATGTCGCTGTCCAGGAAGAGAACATAGTCGCAGTCAAGCTGGATCGCCTGCTTTGCGAAGTTGTTCCTGGACTCGTAGATTAGAGAGCCGATGATGAAACTGATCACGCACTCGCCCTCCTTCTGCAGGGTTGCCAGGCTCTGAGCAAAAGGTGCCGCGACCTGGTCCATGCAGGGTACCGCTATAAGAGTTCTCATTTTGTTGCCCTTTCTTCTGCTTTTCGAAAAAATGGGCCGCTCGGAGAAAAGTAGGAAAAGCCGAACGGCCCGGCCGGTGGGCTCTTGTTACTTGGTCACCTTAGCGAAGGCATAAGGAGCAACGGGAGCGATGGCAACGTACTCCTTGCCGATGATCTTGACCATGTCGTCGGTGGCCAGGGTGATGTCGTCGAAGGTGAACTTGATCTCTTCGCCTTCGGGGAAGTTGGCCAGAGCACCCTGCTCGAAGTCGCCCACGATCATGTAGGTGACGCCGGTGGTAGCTACGCTGAAGGCAGGAATGTGATTGTTGAATACCACGGGAAGGCCTTCGAACGGGTCATAGTTGAAGTTGTTGGCTGCCTGTGCTGCCTTGATGCCTGCCCAGGTTGCCTTGTTCATAACTGCCACGGGGTTGGCTGCTTCGTCGCTCAGCTGTCCCAGGGCCTGAGCTACGAGGCTCACGCTGAGAGTGGTGCTGGTGATCTTGGGAACTGCGACGGAGCTGGTCGGAGTGTTGGTGGAAACGGTGCCGCAAGCGATGATCTTGTCGAGCAGTTCCTCTGCTGCCTTCTTGGCGATCTGATAGGTCAGCTCGTCATAGATATAGCGCAGGAAGGACTCGCCGCGGAGACTCAGTGCCTCGTCGGATACGCTTATCCATTTTTTCACATTTTTTGGCAGGAGGGTTATGATGCCCAGGACCAGAGCTTCCTCGGAGGGACCTGCCTGGCCTTCGGTGTGTACGGTTGCACCGGAAGCGGAGATCTCGAAGCCGACCTTCAGATTGCCTCTGACGTAGGACTTCTTGACGAGTCTGGTGATGCCGTCTCTTTCCCATGCAGTTTTTACGATGTCATAAACAAATTCAGGAACGGGAACCTGGCCGGATACGTTCTCGGTGAGCAGGCTTCTGCACTCCTCGTCCTTGCCGGTCTTGATGTACTCGGCGTAGGCATCGATGTACTGCTTAGTGTTTCTGATTTCCATGTTGTCCATGTGTTTTGTCCTTTCTTCGGGAGCTTCGTTCATTTCGGTGCCGGCTCCCTTCTCGATTTCTTCTGCAGCTTTGCGGCGCTCGGCCTCAGCTGCCCTTCTGGCTTCGATTTCCTGGTTGATCTTGGTGCGCTCTTCCTTCAGAGCCTCCAGCTTCTCCAGGTCTTCGTCGCTTTCGCCCAGGGACTGCGCCTCGTCCTTGATGGCCGCTATGCGCTGTTCAAGGGCAGTCATTTCCATGTCTTTGAATTCCACGGATCAGACCTCCTTCATGATTTCTTTCAAAAGTTCTTCTTTCCGAGCTCTCCTCTCGGTTGCCAGTCGGATCTCCTCCTTAACTTCGGCGATAACTCCCTCGCCGTAGTTTCTGGCTGCTATAATTTCGGTCGTATCGTTGGCCGGCAGCGATACGGCGGAAACGTCGTAAAGTTTTTTGATGCTGGTGATGGTCCTGGTGACCGTCATCATCGTTTCGGTTTCTTCCTTTGACAGCTCGTCGCCGTTGACGGTAAAGCCGAAGCTCATCTTGGTGATGTAGCCGCCTTTGATCTCGTCATAGAGCTCGCGGCCGCCTTCTGTTCCGCCCAGGTAGGCTCTGACCTTGAGGCCGTAGTCGTCCGGGTTGACGTGCAGCGTGCCGTTGCTCTTCCTGGCGTAGACTTTCCCGGCGTGATCAAACTGCATGATCACGTCGCTCATGTCCGTGCTGTCGAAGGCGCTCCTGGAGACCTTCTCCATGAAGCGGTAGCCCGGCTCGCTGTATAGCTCGTAGGGCTGCTCGAACGTAGTCGCATAGCCCTCGACTGTGTACTGGTTTTCGTTCTCGTCTTCCAGGGCTCGAACTTCCATCTGCCGATATACTCGGCCGTCCTGGATCTTCTCTTCGATGGTCTTATTGCTCATTAGTTGACTCCTCCGTCTGTTGT